TATTTTTCATCAACTACAAAATCAATCAAGTCGTATACTAATTCAGGATTTTTAATATAATAATCTTGGGATTTTAATTCAATCGATTCATCTATAGCATGTCTTATTTTCAGTGCACGTACAAAACCTTCCATTCTACTAATTTTTCCTTCTGGCACTCCCACGCATGAATGAGTGAAAAGGGGTTGATTAGCAAATCCCATGTCATTTTTTTTGTTAATCAAATCACCTGTATTACCACTTTCATCTAAGAAATATTCCATAATTACCAATCCCAATCTACAGTAGTGTCCAATCCTCTCAGATTCGTATGTTCAGTACGGGTAGCCTGTAGAACGGTTTCACCAGTGGCGATAGAAACGATATCAAATGACTCTATTTCAGTTTGCCCATGCGATCCTTTTGTTCTGAAATTGGTTCGTACATAGTTGTACTGAACTCTTGGGTAATCACGTTCAAATTGTTCTTCTGTCATTCTTTTGACTCCTGTGTAGTCTCAAAATCATACTGTTAAGTAGTAAAGTTTCAACACTCTGTACTGAAGAGATATTCATTTATCCATCATGTGAGTTCCATAGTCATCAAGATCGG